TTTCCAAAATCTGTAATTGAGCTTTTAATAGAGCTAACCATTTTTTCTATAATCATCACGTTTATAAGCTCATTAATAACAGCCCTTGTTACGCTCATTGCTAAATTTTTAAAATCTAAAAATTCTTTATCAGCAAAATCAAAGAAATTTTGAAAAGCATTTGTTAATTGGCCCTCAATTGTATCAGCAAACGATTTAACAACTTGAACCGTATCTTTTACTTTAGAATTAATCCCCTCAAACGTATTTTCGATTGCGGGCACTTTTATGTCTTCTAAGTCTGTTGCGGAATCTTTGATATCTTCTAAACCCTCTACACTTTCGTCAAAAAGTTTATTCATTCCAACAATTGCTGCACTGGCCGCTGCTATGCCCGCAGCAACCTTAATCATCCCAATGCCTGTAACTCCTTGCAATAAAGTTCCTGCTACATATGCTGCTTTGAATGCTTTTGCTAACTGAACAACGCTAACTGCTACAGCTGCTATTCTCTGAGCTACCATTACTGAAAATGCTACAGCAAACATTGTTGCTAATATTCTTATATTTTCTGATAAAAATCCTATGACATTAGCAGTAGAAGCAAATATACCAGTTGATTTTTCTACTTCACCTATAAAAGTGATGAAGTTTGTTTTTAACATACTTATTGACTGGCCGATAGTCATATTCATATCAGCTACAATTGCAGAAGTTTCTGCTGTTGCAGATATCAAGGTGGGCAATATATTTTCTGCTGTAATCTTACCAGCAGCACCCATTTCTCTTAACTGACCAGTGGAAACACCTAAACCCTTAGCCAATAATTCGGCTAGAGCAGAGTTTTGTTCCATAACAGAGTTAAGTTCATCACCTCTAAGAGTTCCAGATGCTAAGCCTTGAGCTAATTGTCTAGAAGCATTTGCAGCTTCAATTGCTGAAGCACCTGATATGATAAATGTATTTGCAACGGTTTGAGTTGCATCCGCAACTTCTTGCTGTGATAAACCCATTTCTTTTGTTGCAAAAGTAATTTTTGCAAAGAGATCGCCTACAGCATCAAAATCTGATCTTGATTCTAAGGCAATTCTTTTCATGTGGGCCATAGCCTTAGAAGTGCCTTCAGCACTACCAGTTAAGGCACCCATTCTATTTTGAAGATTTACAAAAGTATCTCCAGCCTGAATTAGCTCTCTGGCCCCAAAAGCGGCTACTATCTGATTTCTTAAAGAATTTATTGCGGTTTGTGTAGAATTAATGTCTTTTCTAAATTTATTAAAGGCATTACCAGTTCTATTTTCTCCTAATAATCTAACTTTATAATCAGTTTTTGCCATATTCTTTCTTTAATTCTTCTTGTTGAATATTAAGATAAGCAATCCAACCATTAAACTCCTCTAGAGTCATTTGTTCAATTTCAGCAACGGTTTTGTGCAGTCTTTCTGCTAGGGCATACATTGAATATAGCTGCTTATCTTCAGCTACTTTTTTTGCATTTCTCCTTGAGATATATTGCCCATAATTTCAGTTGCCACCCTTACTAAAACATTACTATCAACACTGTTCAGCAATTTATGCTTATCTTCGATAGTAAATCTTTTTTCTCCATTTTCGTCTAATGCTTTATATATTAAAACATAAACAAGCATTTCAACTTCATCATCTTTAGCAAGCTTCATGAATTTTTTCATATCGAATAAGGTGATGGGTTCACAATGTATTTTCATAGATTGTTCACCATCACCCCATTCGGGAACTTCAATAATTTTAGTGCTTATGCTTTTGTAATGAGCTACCGCGTTATCTATTGAACTCATTTTATTAAACTGTGCTCTCTGTTAGAGCTCCAGATCCTTGCACTGAAATACTTGCTTCTACAAGTCCGTCATATGCAGCTGATCTAGACACTCCTGTAACAATAGCTGTACCAGTATAATAAGTGTCACCAGATGTATCTCCCTCTGGATAGAAAGCAATAGTTACTTCTGAACCAATGCTTAGAGCACCCTGTCCATTTGTATCTGTTTCATCCCAGTAAACATCTAAACTTCCAGAAAAAGAAGTTAATGAAGATTTATAGGTTCTAGCAGTATCACCCATCGAAGTATCTTCAAGAGTATCAGCAGATTCTTCTATAGAATATGATCTAATCTCAGCTACAGAATTAGCTCCGACCTTGATAACACCTTCACTACCTTTATGTGTCGCCATTTTCAATTACCTTGTCTTTCGACTTTTTAGAAGAAGATTTTATTTCCTTTGGGGCTGCTTCTTCTTTCCAACCCATATTCTTTAGACTCTCAATCTTACTAGGATGAGCTTCTATAGAAACTGTACCATCGGGGCTTACTAATTTCATAGTTTCTCCTTATAAAGCTACATCTGGAGCATTTTCAGCTGTAATGTAACTAACATTAAAATTTAAGGAAGCAACCCCAATTGGCTGTTCTCCCTCTCCATTGTAATCTATTTCAGTTGATTCTAAATAACAATCTTTAGCTAAACCATTTAAAGTAGTATCTGCTGCAAGAGCTATTTCAACCTCTTTTGTAATTGTATCAATTGTATCGTCACTATTAGTTGTTGCTTTAACATAGGCTTCTATAACTACAGTTAAAATCCTCATAACAGTTCTTGACGAACCAATAACTATAGGCTCTGAAGTTTCTGATTTTGTATAAATTAAAAGTGTAGGAGATAAATCAACCTGCAAAGGGTATATTCTAGATTGATATACTCTAGTACCAGTGGTTGTTAGGCCCGTTAAAGTGCTTCCTATTTGTTCCCTTATTTGTTGACGAACATGGTTTGCCATTATTGTTCCTCAAGAATTAAGACAATAATTCCTGTATTATCTGGTTGTACATTAACTATTTTATATGTTGTTTGTGCTTTAAAAACATTTCCATCTAAATCTGTAACAGCATTGACTACTAATGTGTCTCCATGTGCAGCTGAACCAACATCTTTTGCTTTTGCATATGCAATTGGTTGGCTTCCTTCTACATCTACCGTTTCAGTTGGGATTGAATAATATTGTTGATCCATAACAATTTTAATGGAAACTGGATCGCCACCTTGCGGTGTATAAGTTGCAGCTATTCCGTGACCAAAATCTGCATCCAAGTAACCATCGAAATCACGATCAAACTCCATAGGCATTACTTACCTCTTTTTTTGAGTTTTGGAGTATCTGATTTTTTTAAACCTACGCTTCTATTTGTTTTTTTTGCTTTCGGCTCTTCTTTATAAGGTTCAGCTTTTTTATATGACAATAATTGATAAGCAGTTGCATCATCTAGTTCAACAATATCACCAGCTGAAACTTTTTGTTTATTTGCAACCGTATCTCTAAGTATTAAATATTTTTTCATTTCTTTGGAAAAGGTGGGGCTTTTAACCCCACCATTTTTAGTAGTTAACATTAACCGTCATTACCAAGACAGAAGCTAACAGCATTTCTGACTGCAACATCTATCATTTGAATTCCAACAACTCTAACTGTTCCAGAAGAACTGTTAGTGTAAGGATCAACAATTAGTTCAACTCCACCAAATAGACCAATTAAAAGATCTGAGAAGTTTCCAAAATAGTGATCACCTGCGGTTGGCTGGTTAGAAACGATAACATTATAGTTATTAATTCTTCCGTCTCTATCAACGATGAATTGTGCTGTATTTGTAGCTTTCTCAGTTGTTTTAAGAGTTCCATAATTGTCTGCTCTTAGAATGTAAGAAAGGTTACCTATTAAAGCATTATCAACAGCAACTTGTGATTCCATGTTTACTGTTTCAGCCCATGTTGGGTTAGCAGCAGCAAAAGTTACTGTATTGATACCAGAAGTATTTTTAATACCAGTTGGGTTACCTGACGCTCCTGAACCTTCTAAAGCACCTAAGTCAATAGCAAGAGCCATAGATTGTGCAATATCATTTCTGATCAAGTTTTCAACATCCAATGAGCTTTGAACTAAAAGTTGTCTAGTTACATCTGTAAAGCAACCAAGTGTCTTTGGGCTCATTGTAATTGAACCAATAGTCATTTCTGACTCAGCAACAGCGGTACCTTCACTAGATACAAAAGCAGCAGTTGAAGCAGCTGTTTTCTTTGGTATTTTTACGTCACCCTGTAATCCACGTAATATGGTGGAACCAGCGGCCATTACAGATGAAGCGTTTCTCAAGGCGTCCACGAAGTCCCCCGCTCTGAAATCCTGACCAACTAAACCGCCATCATCTGTTGTATTCAGATCTCTTTGGTTCCAGTTTGACAAAACTTCTGGTGGAAGCATTAACCCTTGTGAGTTACGTCCATATAGTTTTGATGCTTCAGCTGAACACTCAAATTCAAACTCAGCAGCTTTTTGTGCTGCTCTGTCTGAAGGGTTAGCTAGAGCATTAATTCCTCTAAGTAAGCTAAATCTTCTGACTTCTTTAGGAGACATACCTAGTTCTTTAGGTGTTTCAAGCGGCTTATCGTTAGCAACTTCGTCCAACAATACACCTCTAAACTCTTCAATAGTCATATGTTCAGCAATACATTTTGAAGCTAAATCTTGCTTTCCGTGTCTAGAAGCTAACTCATAGATTTCTTTTGAATTTCTTTTGAGTTCTGCTTTGACTTCTTCAGCAGACTTAGCTTTTACATCGTCTAAATTAATTTCATTTGACATGCTTTTTACCTCTACATTATGTTTAATTTTATTTTGTTTTTCAGATCGACCAACTCCGACTAGTCTGCTTTGATCTGCTGGAATACTTACGCTAGATATCTCCAGCGGTGTCCAAGCAGCCCTATAAACAACCTTATCGCCATCCTTAGAACGATCTAACCTATCTACTTTGTAACCGACTGAAATATTCATCCTAATTCCGTCAATTACATCCTGAAACACTTCTTGAGCAAGAGCAGACTTTCCAAATCTAACTATAGCAACTGTTCGTGATTGCTTCTCGTCAAGTGCAAATTCTTCAATCACCCCAATTTGTTGATCCATTTTATGATCTAACAATAATGGAGCTCTTCCTGAGTTTATAAATTCAGTGTTTATATCCTCAGACCTATGGCTTAGAACTTCTAAACCAAAAGACCGTTCAACTGGTTCTTCACTGGAAACACCAATCCGAACCCTTCTATTTTCTTCATCAATAAAAGATGCCCTAGAAAGATCAATGCTACGATACTTCATAGGCATATTAACAACTTTTCTTTCCTCTTCTTCTTCATTATATGAAGATTCTTCTATTTGATCCTCAGCATCATTTTCTTTTGCAAACTCAACAACAACCGTTTCATCTGTTTCAGTGACACCAACAATATGTCTATCTTCTTTTTCCATAATTTCATTTTCTAAAGATCTATCTTTTTCCATTTGTTTCACCATCCTTTGTTTCCAAATTTATTTCTCCAGTCTAAACCTCTTTGAGCTTCTTCTTTCATTCCTGAAGTTGGTTTAACCATCTTCCCCGCCCTGTATGTTTGCTTCAACTGGAAGTTTTGCACCGAAAGGCTGATATGCCAACTCAATGCCATATTGTTTTGCTAATTCTATTTCCTTTTGATGTTGTTCAAAAAGTTCTTCCGTATCTCTACCATAAGAAGCAGAAATATCGGAATAAGTAATCGTTCCATTCTGTAAGCCTAAAACATTTGCTTGCATTTCTTTTAGCGGATCAATCCAACTAAATGATCTTGGAATATAGTTTACAGATTTAGCAAACCTATCAATAACTGCTACTGGTAAATTTATATAACCAAATTCAATAGCACTTGTTAACCATTTTTGATAAATAGGATCAATCATATGATCAACGATAAATTGTTGATACAACATAAACATTGATCTATCTTCTAAAGCACCCTGTCTGATAGAAGAATAATTAACTGAAGTTAAATCATTGCTTAAAGCATGATAAGAAATGTTTAAACCAGATGCTATGCTTCTTAATATGCTAGTTACAAAAGGATCAAAAGCAGTAGTTGGGTGAGTAGGTGCAAATTCTTGAAAAGTAACACCCGCTGGCAATTGTTCGAAAGTTGCTGGTTCAGCTGTAGTAACTGGATTATAAAAATCTTCATATTCGCTATCTCCAACGTAACCGTCACCATCTGGTGAAGTAAAAAAGCCCATTTTACATGCGGCCACTCTTGCAGCTGTAATTTCTGCCATAAGATAGCCATTAAGCATTTTAACGTCACCCATGACTGGTGCAATTGGGCTTATTCCCCTAGTTTGCTCTGCTCTTTGTGGCATATATATATGCAATATTTCGTCTGCTGGAACCCTAATCCTTTCTTTTTCATTTGCATAATCTTTATTATATGGATGATCTTTATATAGATAATACGCTACTGGTTTATCATATTGATCAACCTCAACACCCATTTTAATTTTGTTGCCATTGCTCTTATTATGATTGTTGTAATCTTCATCTAAATGATCTGCTTCTAAAAATTGTATTTGAAAGCCAAAAGGTGATTTAGAAGTTTTTACCGTTCTAATTAAAACTTCTCCATCCCTAAAAAGAGATTCAACAGCTATTTTTTGACAATCTAGAAATGATAATCTTCCATTTTGTGTGCAATTTCCCTTTTTACCCCATTCTTTCCACGCTGATTCGATAATATTATTACCAACAACATCAAGATTGCCTGTTTGTTCATATCTGCCTTTTGAAGAAACTCTAATGCCATGATTGCCAATGATATTGCTAACCATGAGATTAAGATATCTATTAATATAAGAATCGTTTCTTGCTAATTCTCTGGCCCTATCTCTAATAACTCTAAGATTATCTTTAATTTCTGCATCTGCTGAAGTAGAGCTAGTCATAAAGTCTGCAAACAATCTTCCAGTGTTTGCGGCCTGATAACCTCTCTTAAATCTTTGTTTTACCGTTGGTTTTTTCTGATTGACGTTAAATATTCTGTTATACCAAGCCATTTTATGTGTACGATGTTGGATTTATGGTTGCATAGGATCCAAATTTTGCCTTAATGGTATTCCCGCTTCCTTTTTTGTTTCTAATTCTGGCCAATTTTATTTCTTTCAAATATTCAGCCTTGTATCTATCTCTAAACAGAAGCAATTCATCTATTGAAAGCCTTGACAAAGATCTTCCAGCAATACTCATAGAGCTTTGATCTATTGTTGCACGTCCTTCAATAACAGCTTCGATACTATCAAGAACTTTTTTAGCATGTGATCTTGTATCAGCATTAGTATCTGCTAAATTAAATGTTATTTCTGTTCTTCCGTAATCAACCCTTATTCTTTCTGAGTCCGATGTTCTAGTTATATAAGCACTCCATACATAATCGCCAATTTCATAACCAGCTGTAGTGGCCGATGGAACTTCTATAAAATAATTTCCATCTGCTTCAGTAGCATTAATAGTAAATTTATGTGATCCCCCGCCGCCTGTATCATGGTGAAATTCATAAGATAATGAATATGAGTCGACTGGATAATCAGAAGCTAAATCGTCTCTTCTCCAAGCCCAATAATCGCCAACGACTAAAATTTCTGGTTCTTGTGAAGGATAGTTAGCTCTATCAAATATGTTGCTCAATAGCTAAACCTCTAAAAAATAGATTTTTACTAGCTTACCATAACACTTTTTTTAGAAATTATCTCCAAGAATTTACAAAATTACCGTTTGTTTTAACAAATCTTGGTTTTTTTGACCTATTTTTTTGATTTACAGCTGGTTTTTCGCCAATTTTTGATGCTATGAGCTTAAAATTTGGATTTAAAATGTAAATAGCTGCAAAATTGTAAACAAGACAATCAAGGCTCTCATTTCTTTCCCGTATCTGTTTCCAAACCAGAGATTTTCTTCCTCTAACAAATTTGGTAACTCTTTTTTCTGCTGTTAATTGTTTAAAATACTCTTCATCAACTGTATGCGGAAAATAAAGGTTGCAATTCTCAAAATTGGCAACCAGTCTAGAAAAAATAGCTTCTTTTGCAGTATCAGTTCCAATTGTGTAAAGAACAGCTTTATTTTTACCAACAAAAGTTGGCCTATTTGCAATTGGCTTACCAGCTTGATTGCTTCCTTTAATCGCAAAAACCCTTCTTCCTTGTCTTGGCTTAGTAAATGCATAAACAGCATTCGTATGATGTCCACCAGAGTCTATGGTGCAACAAGAAATATTTAAAAATTTACCAGATTCAGTTTTGAAGCGTTGTTTTAAAAAATCATCTAATTCTGCCCAAACCTGCGGAGCATTTGGATCGCCCCAAAATATCTTGTGATCTATTACATAACAAAGATAATCTTCGCCCCAACCGCATAAAGTTATTTCTAATCTATCTTTTTGTGTATCGGTTCCAGCTGTAAGGATCAAAACATCATCTGGAATGTTTTCAATATCATAATTTAATCTGCGATCCAGTAATTCCATATATTCAACGGAATCGCCCTGTTCTTCCCAGCTTTCTCCTAAAGATGTATTAACCCAAGTTTTAAGGGTTTCTGGTTGTTTTTTGGCTTCTAAAAAAGCTTTTGCCATATTTCCCCAAGTTGACCAAACAGAATAAAGCTCTGAAATATGAAATCCAGCAATATTGGTGAATTCTTTAGTTGCTATCCATTTTCCATGTTTAATCATCCACTGCTTTTTGTGTTCCTCTATTACAGATCCGCACTCTTCGCAAGCATAACTAGCTGTTTCTGGCCTGTCCTCTTCCCAAACAACATTTTTCCATTGCAAAATTTGCATGTGATCGCATTCTGGGCATGGCACATAATAAAAGCGTTGATCACTTTCCTCAAAAGCAGACTCTATTGCTGAAAGTCCTTTGATGGTTGGTGTAGAACATAAAAAGATTTTTCTATTCCAAAAAGTCTTTGTTCTTGCTATTGCTAAAGATACTGGAGAACCTTCGCTACCTGCTGAAGCTTCGAATCTATCTACTTCATCCATAAAAAGACAACGGATGGGCCTACTAGCTAATCCAGCTGCGGAATTGCTTCCAACTATAGAAATGTGGCCGCCTGAGAACCTTTTGTGCATTGTAGTGTTTCCGCTGTCTCTACTTCTTGCTTCTTTTACACGATCTCTGATCTTTTCTGTATCTCTAATCATAGATGCAAGTCTATCTTTAGAAAAAGCTTGTCCCATTGCTAAAGTTGGCTGAACAACAAGCATTGGCGATGGATCATTATCCATGTAGTAACCAATTGCATTTAGCAAAATCTCTGTTTTTCCTACTTGAGAGCTAGTCATAACTACAATACGTTCAACATTGGGATCATTGAAGGCATCCATGATTCCCCTTTGATATTCGGCTCTATTCGTTCTCCATTGCCCAGCTTCAGCAGATGACTCTGGGGAAAGCTTTCTATAAGAATCAGCCCAATCTGATATTTTAAGATCTGGTGGTGGAGTCCAAGCTAGATTCGTATTCTTCAGAATCCTTGCTATATTTAATTGGTAGTCCATTTTCTGATAGCTCCTTTAATGCTTCATAAACTTGCTCTTTGATAATCAATTCTGCTTCACTGTATTTTTCTGCTGTTATGACTTGATGGGCTATTCTTGAAGGAATTGCCAATAATTTTGCTCTAACATTAGATACATAATTGATCCAAGTATCTTGCACTGCTTCTGAAGGAATTAATCTGGCTTCAAGCTCTTCAACTTCTAATTCGGCCTTTCTTGCTTGAGCAGCAGTTAATTTTGTT